CTGCTGAGGTGTTGCTTGCAGCAGTTGTCATCTGACTGGAGTACGCAGCAGTTCTTGCAGTTGCGGCTGCTGTCTCTGATGCGTCTGCGCTTGTCTGTGATGCTGCTGACGCTAACTGTGACGAGTATGCTGCGGTCTGGCTAACCTTGGCCTGATATGCACTTGTTGTCGCTGATGCCTGAGAGGTTGTGACTGACGCCACATCGATCATCTTGCTCCAGTAGGCGGAGGAGAATGTTGTTGAGTGAGAGGTGTGTGCTGCAGTACAGACATACACATCATCGGTGTACGAGACCACATCTCTGAGATCGTACCCGGTAGAAGCCGCCCATGTGCCTTCCCAGTTTCCAACGCCTGTCTGTAGCTCGATCAGCCCAGACAGGGAGTCAAAACCAATAACCTTGCCCTTTCTGTTAGCTGCGGTTTCGGTAACCGACCAAGTGTCTGCTCCAGACCATGATGCGCCTGATGGGTCTACCTTGACGGCAAGATCAATACCGGCCTCTGTGTTGTCGAATGCCGTATCAACAGCTGTTATCTTTTCATTGATGTCTTGCGCTCGGGCAAGAGAACCAGCAACAAGATCTGCTGTTCCTGTGTGTAAGTTGTTAGCCATTATCTATCCAACCCTCTTATGCTGTAATTAACCGTTATGCCCTGCAATGTGTGGGGGGCATCATAGGCCGTGCTGTGATAAATCAGAATGCCCATATTTGTTCCGGTTCCATTAATGTTTGCCTCTGCTGTACCGACCGCATCCACTGACCAGTTAAACGCATTCCATAATTCTGTATCCCACCATGCGCCACCACTTCGTACTGATGTTGTAAATGATACCGCTGTTGGCTCAGTCGTTGCGGCGTAGTTCAGGTCGATCAGGTAGTTCAGATCGATTGCGTCTGTTGAGTCCAGATCGATCTTCAGCTTGCGGAATCTCTTCTTGTAGCCGGGACTCTTGAAGTGATTGAACGCTAGTCGGGCAAAGCTCTCGATGGGCTCTCCGTCGAAAGAATTTCCCTTCCCAAAGATGTGGACCATGCCGTTTGTGTCACCGCCCATGATCAGGTCACCGTCTACTGAAGAGCATGCGCCACAGGCATTGATCACTGTTGAAGGCGTGTGCTTATACTGAGACTGTGTCCAGCCGATTAGCTTACGCCCATCGAATGTGCCCATGATCGCTGTTGAATCATCGAACAGCACCAGCAGTTGATTGCTCTCCTTGAGGGTTGTTACGCCAACCACCTTATCCTTGCGGCTTGCCAGATAGGGCTGAATCAGCTGCGAGTGCGATGCAGACATGAAGTCACCATGCGCCTGTGTTGCCATTAAACTGGTTACACCCAGATCATTCATAAAGTAGAGATCATCACCGAGAACGGTAGCGCTCCACTCCTTGGCCCCTGTCTCTGCAGCAAACTGCTTGAAGTTCCAATCTGCTGATGAGGTTCCGTACAACAGCCATGTCCTCACCTTGGAGAACACCGCCAAGACATCACCCTGCAGCACCTGCAGGTCTGTGACATCGAAACCCACAACAATCTCTCCAGCCCCAGTGACCGGGCTCCAGTCAAAGGGATCACTGATAGAGGAGTGCTGCAGTGAGCCATTGGGGAACGACAGGAACAGATGGTTCTTGTGCTGCGCCATATGGGTCGGATGATCGACTGCCATTCCTGTCAGTACAGGGCGGTACTTCCCATTGGAGTCAAAAGCGAATGCATGGTTGTTTGCGTTACAGGCAAACATACTTGCCGTTGACTCATGCCCTGTGAAGTTGTGATTCAAGAACGACCAGCGCCCACTCGCAGAGAGCCGCTGAGGAAAACAGACTGATCCTTCATTAGCTGGCTGCACATTTACTGTGGCCAGATCCACATTGGCTGTGTTGGCTGTTGCAGTAGCGCCGGACCCATCACCTGCAATCGTGACCGTCGGCGCACTGCTGTATCCACTCCCGCCATTCGTTACAGTAATCGCAGTCACAGCCCCGCCAGATACCGTCGCCGTCGCCGTAGCAGTCCTCCCAGTCGATGGGTCTGCAACCGTCACGATAGCCGAGGTGTATCCTGACCCGCCAGCTGTAACCGTTATCGTGTCCACTTTCTGCAGACGAATCACTTCGTTGTTCTGCCATGTGCCAGTCACCGTTCCTTCATAAAAGAAGTAGTGCCCTGCTGCATCATCACCATCATACGACCCGCTATCAAGATGCTCCCCGGAGAACTGTCCTGTTGCTCCTGAGGTAACGCCTATCAAATAGTCGTTGTGTACGGGAGCGGTAACTCCCGCATCGAAGTTCATCTTGTATCCGAGATGCTCTGCGGTCCACCCAGACGATGTCGCTCTATACATCAGAGCCTTGGTATGGTCTGCACCGTATGCGTTACTAAACTCATCAGTCTCTGCAGATCCAAAGTCCTTGTTTCGGATTGCATAGGTCTGGTTCATGTAGACCCACACCCCTAGAACTGATCCGGTCCCGGGAACAGCGCTGGTCAAATTGCGTGTGGTCTCGATAGCATCCTGCCACATTGTGTCATAGTCGCTATCTGCAGACGCCATTGCTGTTGCTGTGCCATCTGCCGTTGCAATGGTTGTTGCTCCGACAGAGAGAGTCTCATTGTTTTGAAATGTTCCACTCACCTCTGTCAGGACCAGCTCACCTGCAGCATCATTGCCAGCCCAGCTTCCACTGCTGACCGTAACCTTCAACAGAATCCCGGTAGCTGCAGATGTTCCGCCCGTGATGGTGTCGCCATTTGTCCATGTATCGTCATCAATCAGACACTGGCCCGGCCTTGTTGCGGACCCTGAGCAGCTGCCAGTCGATGGCGCATTCTGTCCTGCATCAAAGTTGAGCCGCACATAGGTGGCCTCACTAGCCGAATTATGTCCGTCATAGCGCTCATATCCGGGGCTTCTCTGGTATCCACCACGCATATCCTGCATGTAGTTGATCCCAACAAGCAACTGACCGGGCTTGATCGCAATCGCCGGATCAACAAGGTTCAATCCCCCGGAGAGAGGGAAGAATTCGGAGCGTACTGGCATTACTCGACCTTCACCGTCAGGTCATATTGACTGGTATCCGACCGCTTCTGGAAATGCATGTCCTGAAGGGAGTGAGACTCGAGTGCCTGCATGATATTCTGCAGATCTGCCTGTCCTGACTGATAAACCTCTGGCGCCTCCTCGTACTCACCATACATCATCTTCGCTCTGGCAATAATGATGTCGTGGAACTGATCCGGGATCAGGGAGGTGTCGCTGTTGGCAGCCAGTCGAACCGGCTTCTTGTAGTAGTCCGCTGTTACTGAATAGACCGCATCAGGGGTCGGATACAGCACAACAGAGTTATCAGGCTTGATTACTACGCTATGAGGCTTCCCTGTAGGGACTGTGCCGAGCTTTTGGTTGGCTCTCCACTCCTTGTAGTCCAGCACATCAAGGCGCTGCCATGAGCCCGTAGGGTCCACTACAAAGGACGTTGGATCCCACTCCGCTAGAGCATTTGATCCGGTTGCCAGCGACAAGTCGCCTGTAGTGTACTCGTTGTCACTAGCCACGGTGTTGAATGTGGTGTTATTCCATAGGAATGCCCAGTCAACCCACTGCTCTTGAATCAGCTGATCTGCATCAGCAATCCAATCAGTAATCAGCTCGTAGACGCCAGACTGTCCGGTGACGGCTGTTGGGCCTGACCCGATAACTCCAACCTGTCTACGAAACTTCTGACACAGCTCCAAATAAGTCATTTCATAACCTCAAGGATTGCCTCCCATGCCATGTCGGGTGAGATACGAGCTGCACACTCTGCAGCCCCTGTCTTCTCATCTCGATAGCAGGTTCTAAATCCCTCTAAGTGTAATCGATGACACGGGTAGCAATCGACGCCTTCCGGCTCCAGTGCTATCGTGTTCTTCCAATGTTTTGTTAGATTCTCTTTACTGGAATGAGATAGAAAGCAGATCTTCGCCACCTCTCTCATGCCAACCGAATTCAGCAGGCCGGTCTCTGTGCCAATCACTAGATCGCACTCTTCTGCGAATGCCAATGACTGCCGTATGGTCCACTTGCCGCTCTGCTTGAGGACTCGCTTCTCATTCTCCCAGCCGCCTTCCAGCACCTGACACAACTCTTCCCCGACCGTTACCACCTTAATGTTCGGACTATGGAGCATCATTCTTGCGATGATAATGTCAGTGTATGGCCACACCTTGTGAACACTGGACCCCGCAAGGGACCACATCGCAACGAAGTTGTGCCTGCCCATCTTCTTGCGCTTGGCCTTGGCCCACTTGCGCTCTGATTCTGACGGGTAGAAGCAAGGCTCAAAACTATGCGGAAGCTCTGCCTTGTTGTGCAGTGCCTCCAGATAGTTTTTGTTCATCACCTCATGCAGCTGCTTCTGGTTCCAGTGGTACTCCGGCCTGCTTGGCATTGCCAACAATCCGCCTTCTACCACATTGGAGAGAGTCACAAACTTCGTGAAGTTCTCCCCCAGCTTCTCCCAGTACTCTGACAGCTCTGACAGCACGGTATCGTTCCTGACAAACTCGTCCGGCTGAATAAAGACCTCATCAATATGAGGATCGTGCTTTACAAGGTTATAGCCTTTTTCCTTGCAGTTGAGGCAGGTGTAATAGCCTTGCCTCTTCAGTTCTGGGAAGACGCTGACCGCCTGCAGGACATCCCCGATTGCTCCGTACCTTGATATGCATACGGACTTTCCGGGTCTCTTCCCGCCTAGATCTTGATCTTTCCAGCTTGTCGTCTCATCCGCCCTGATGACCTTCATTCTGGCTGCAGATCTTTTACTTGCTGCAGGATTGCGTCCCATGTCCTGCGCTTGTCCAGCTTCTTGCGATGCACATTGAGGGCATAACGGATCAAATCATCCTTGGTCATGTCCTCAAACTTCACTTCCTCTTCAGGCTCCGGTGGTACCACGTCTTCTGTTGCAAGATCACCGTTCGCCTTGAAAAACTTTCCGCCCTGTTCGTATTTTGCCCCCGCGTAGGGGACGTCTCCAAACAGCTCTGCGTGAGGCTTGCTTGGATCAAACTTCATCGGCCAAGTCCTTTACGACGGATCATGCCGATCATTCCAATAATCTCTGGCTCATCTCGATGCTCTGCATCTGAATAGCCTTTCTGTGTGTTGGGCTTGCTCATGTTTGAGTTGGTGCCCATGCTTTTCTTCGTGTCTGAAGTAAAGCCTGCCTTGTTGTTCTGCTTCATGTCGAACTCCAAATAAGCCCCTCCCCTCCCGAAGGAGAGGAGAGGATTGGTCTAACCGCCTAGATAGCGGATTTTCCCCTTGGCATGGGGGCCGTTCTCGGGCTTCTTCTGGTTACACTTCTGAGAGGAGCCTTTTTCAATGCCTCCACCCACAAGCTTCTCGCCAGTGAATCCCTTTTTCATGTTGTGACCTGAGTCACCCACTACTTTAGTCATGACGACCTCCTTATGCTGCACTATCCCAAATAAGGATACGCGCTTCAGCTGCTGCTGTGTGGACAACGCCAAAGCCGCCGAGGTAGTACCAAGCAATACCACGGTTACGACCGTAGTCAGTTGGGATCTTACCGCGCACCTCTTCAGGAACAGCGATTGCCTCTGCAACGGTATCCTCACCGAAGAAGACTGCCCAGTCGGACAATCCACCAGACCAAGTGCCAGATGCATCAGTACCCATACCGGTACCCTTGGCAATGTTAGTCTGCTCGATGAAACGAACACCCTCATAACGACCGATCTCACCATTCATGATCATGCCGAAGCCTTCACTGGTGTACTGATGGATAGTCTCCAGTGAGTTTTTCAGTGAACGGAGAGTTGAAGGCCACGCCACGCAGAAGTAGTCGCCAGACTGATATGAAGGAATATTACGCTCCTTCATGGTGTCTACGATGTTCTTCACATGGTAGGTGTTCAACACTGAGGTGTTGGTTGCTGTTGCAGTACCATTAGTGGTCAGCGTAGCTGCCGCTGTGGTTGTGCCAACCATACGCAGAGGAGCAGCATCGAACTGTGCAGCTGCAGCGACATCCATCGCCTTGGCGGCATCATTCTTCAGCACCTTATTGACAACCTCACGAACAGAATGCTCGGAAAGATCATCCAGCTTCTCAGAGAAAGGAACAGAGTTACCATACTCGCCAATAGTCAGGGTGCCCTGAGTAATGGTGTAGCTGGTCTCAGGAATATCAGTACCCTCTGTGAGAGTAGTACCCTGAGTGGCAACATTGTTGTACACATTCCAGTGGAAGGTGTCACCCTTGTTCAGCCCCTGATGAGCTGCATCCTTGATGTCAGCGAACTGACGGAAGCGTGTGAGCGGCTGTACCGCCTGACGCAGTTCTTTGGACAAATTGTCCGCATACATGTAACCACCAAGACTGGAGGTTCCCCATACTTGACCTGCCATAATAATTCTCCTTTAAGTTGCTAGGTCTTATTACTGTACCCGAGCGGATCTCATCTCTTCGATAATCTCAGAAGGCGTTAATGGCCTTGGATCATCTTCTCCGAGTGATGCCCGAGCGTTAACCCCGCTTACGGAATCGCTTGCAGCTTTCCGTTTCTTTTCTGCCTTTGCGGTCTTGGCAGGCGACTTATAACCGTACCACTCTCTTGTCCGCTTCCCAGCCTCCAATATGATCTCAGTCATGGTGGCATCTGGGTTCTCTTCATAGACCCTGATAGTATGCCTGTCGGCAATCTCCCAGAGATCCTGATCTTTTGCGATTTCTGGATATTCCAGTTGGAATTTCTGTACCGCACGGACCCGATCATGTTCGGCGTTTCTTGCCGCGATGCGATTCTCAACCTCTGCAACGATTTGCTCTGGGGTGGCAACCTGTTCTTGGTCACGCCCTGATGATGCAATAGCGTCCTGCAGTGCTTGTTGTGCCGCATCCTCTTCGCCACTATAGATTGCCTCAACGGCTTTCTTGATGGCATCGTTTTGCGCGTCGTTATCCGATGGCGCAGACCCAGCAGCGTCCGAGGATGGCTGCTGTCTTAGCTGCTGCTCGTAGGCATACAGCTGCTGCTCTCGCAGTTCAACTTGCCGCATCTTCTCTGCGGCTTCCTCCAGTCTCTTCTCGGCTGCGGTGCCCTTCTGATATCGCGTCTTCATATCGTCAATGGGAACTTCTAGCTCCTCACCGTTGACCTTAGCGCGAGTCATCCAAACCCCGTCCTTTTGAAAGACTGGATCGGCTGGCTTCTCTCCCTCTTCGGATTCGGCTTCCACCTCTTCCTCTGAGGTTCCGAGTAGCTCGGCCTCTTTCTCTTCTTGAGTGTCGCGATGTGAAGTCGCGATTCTCTCCATCTCTGCAAGCCGGGGATCCTTGATCTCCTCTTGCTTCTCTTCTGGGGCTGCCGCCCGCTCGTCACCAGAAGTTGCTTCTTCAGCTTCTTCTGATAACCCGTCCTCTCGGATAGCGTCATCAGTCATCGCTTAATTCCTCATTTTGCTTGAGTTCAAATTCGGCGTGGCGTCCGTTGTGTATTGCTTCAGCCAGCCATGTAATAAATTGGTTTGCTCTCCATGCTTGGTTTTGAAGATCCTGCAGTTCCTCGGGAGGGCAGGTCTCCATCTTCTTGTGGGCCTCTTCCAGCTCTAGGTCTGCTCTGCCTACCAGATACTTGCCCATGTTGGTTGACAGAAACTTCTCTGCCTCTACCCCTAACCTTGCTTCATTAAATCGAAGATCTTCCGCCGCCTTTGGCGTTAACTCTTCCGCGCCCTGATCTGTCATCTAACCCCCGGTATGTGTCCTGCTCTGTCCGGCGTAGCTGCCGGTGCCATTGGTACTTCTGGTGTCACAGCTGCGTCTACTGGTTCATTTGCCGCCTCTACTTGAGGCTGCTCTGCAGGTGATTGTGTCACCTCATCTGCTGGTGACTCTGTAGCCGCTTCAATTGCTGGCAGCTCTAGTGTTGGCGGCATGCCAAGCAATCCAAAGCCGGGAGCTGACGGGTTATACCACTGCGGGGCTGTGTTCATCGCAATAGGATTACGAACCATTGGCGATGCCTGCTGCATTGCATTGGCCCACCGTGTGGTCTGCCCCGGGTCAGTCTGGATGGGGCGTGATGCCACATCCTGCCCACCCTGTCGCAAGACCTCTTGGGTTCCGCGCTGAATTGACTGCGTTGGCTGGGCTACCCCCTGCTCAATGTGTGAAACAATGCCGCCGAAGAACCCCATTAGATTCCACTCCCTACTTGACGCTTGAGCTGCATCTCTCTGCGCTTGGTTGTCTCTTTCATCATGTCTACGGCCATCTTGCGCTCGCTCTCAATCTGGCGGATCTTGGCCTCTACCGACTTGGCCATTTGTCCTTCCACTACTGAGTCGGCCTGCAGTGCCTGTTTCTCACGCTCTACCTGTAGTTTCTGCTCTAGTTGAGCCATTGTCAGATCTTGCTCTAGTGCAAGCTTGGCATGCTCAATCTCTTGAGTCTGCTGCATCTCTGCAGCCTTCACTCTAGCATCGAACTCCAGACGCATCTGATCGAGCTGTGCGTCCAGCTGCATGCGCTGACTCTCCAGATGAAGCCGCTGCATGTCGACCTCTACCTTCATCGCTGCAGGATCGGGTGCTGGCTCTTGGCCTGCCATCATCTCCGCCATCTTCTCTTCTGTCATGAAGAAGCGAGAGCCGTCCTTGTATCCCAGCTTGCCGAAGACCTCCTTGGTGACCTCTTCGATATCCATCCGGGCCATCATCTCTGGGATCGATGCAACTGTGTTCAGTCCCATCATGAACTTCTCAAGCTGCAGCTGTGGATTTGTGGCGCCTACTCCAACAGATACTGACACTGTCAGCTCATTCTGTAGCAGCTGGTCAATACCTTTATCCACTCCGTACTTCTGATAGAGATCGGCCTTCTCTGCCGCGATTGACAGCACCGTCTCATCATCTTCGTATGCCTGCTCCAGCATGACCAGCTGACGAAGAACCGGCTCTACCCATGTCTCGGAGAAGACACGCAGCAGGTACTCTGTAGATTGGCTGGCGCTACCCGAAAGCATCGCCATGCCACCGACAGTCTCATTCATCTGCCGGTTGGATCCGACTGAGGAGGCTGAGAAGGAGCCAGCCAGCTCATCGAAGTCCATATTTATTCTGTCTTGCTCTGCGTATGCAGAAGTCGTCACATCAGGAGTGGAGTCCACCACCACATCAGAGCCGGGGTCGTTCATCAGAACAGCGCCACCGGGGACATTCTTCATCAGGGCATTGAGGTCCACATTCGCACCACGGCGGATGCGGTATCTCTTGTTCAGCACCAGCTGCACATTATCGAAGCGCTGGTTCTGGATATCATTCGCTGCGCTCTGCAGATCTTGAGTCATCTCCACTACGCCAGACGGGAACGGCTTGTGTGCCTCAATGACAGAGTGGCCGATCACATAAGGACGTTTTCCATGAAGGTAAACCTCCTTGATCGGCTTGGGGGTCGTGAGCATATGCTCAGTGCCAGCAGTCCAGAAGATCCAATCCTTGCCGCCCTTGCGGATGATGTTCTCATGCACCCAGATGGTAGAGAATTCATTGATCGAATGATTCTTCTTGTGTGAATCCTGACGACCGCCTGTTCTTTTGCGACGGGTAGTGTCGTATCGATCATCATCGGATGTAGCCAGCAGCTCCTCTGCGGAGAGTTTCTTCCACTTCGGCGCACCTGTCTTCGGGTCCGTGATTGTCATACGCTCCAGCACATCACCGAGATACATTGGGATCAAGCGGATGATGTACGGACTGGAGTTGACCGGGTCGGTCCAATCACTGGCAGGATCCAGTCGGATATTCTCTGGTGGGATCAGCTCAATACAGGGCTTGTCCTTGATGACCTCGACCTCTTCCAGCTCCTGCTGTATTGGGTCGCCTGTCTCTGGGTCAATGTATGTGGTCCCGTCCTCATGCTGGGCGTCAATCTTGGTCTTCGTGACCTTCTCTTCATACTCCCAGTACTGCTTGGAGATGACCATACCCATGACTTGAGCATCTTGATAGGCGCCGATCAGGGTTGTGAACCACGGAATGGTCTTGGTCAGTCGATAGTTCAGCAGCTCCTGCATTACCTCTGCAGATGCCTGCTGACCCTCATCATTATCGTTTTGCGCAGCTACATTGACTACATCGTCTGTGCTGAAGAATGCACTGGCAGCACTTGCTTCGTTCGCACGAACATTGCTCTTTGTCTTGGGACGGAATACTTTTGACCGATGAGCGTATGCCCCGGTACTGTACTTCGACCCCGACGGATGCTTGCTCTGGAAGTTGGAGAGGTTACGCTCCCACTGCTTCCGCAAGTTTGCGTCGTACCAGTCGGAAGAGGTCTCGAATGCCGCTCTTGCTGTCTCCAGCCATGGATCTTTTCTCAATACTGGTGCTGCTTCTGTAGTCATGATTTATCGAACTCTATTACTTCGCCACGGCCATTGCGGGTCTTGTTGTTCATCTCGTCAGGATCCATCTCTGCCCTAGCTACATTGAATCGCTCCAGCAGCTCACCGCCTGACCTGATGATGATCTTGTCCTCTGGGTCCAGCGACTCCTCCTTGATCTGGAAGCCCCACTGTCCTGACAGCGCGAAGTTCATCACCTGAATGACGCCCTGCACCATATTCACGCCCCACATGTGGCCGGGATAGTGCTTGTGCAGCGTATCGCCAACCCTCTTGCATACTGCCATCTCATGGGCAGTCAGGGTCATGGTTGAGCCAACGGTCTCAACGCTCATCAGTCTTCACGCTCCACGAACTTCTTGCCGCTGGAGAACACATAAACGACCGGCTCACGGTCCTCCTTTGTATCAGGATCGAGAGCGCCGATCAGCGTCTTTACATCAACCTCAGTAGAAGTTGCTGGATAGTCTGTGTCTGCATCTAATGGCATATTTCACCTCAATAGTAATTGACCGCCTCAGGCTCAACATATCGCTCCACCTGCTTAGGCGCTACAGGATAGGAGAAGGTCAGAGCAAGAGCATCAGCGCAGTCTGGGGATGCCAGTCCGCGCTTCTTCATGTCTTCCTTCTTCTCCAGCTGCAGCCTCATTCGAGCGTTGAAGCCATACTCCGGGGACATCAGGTCCGCTACCAGTTCCTGATCGTCAGGAATATCTGCCCCATCCAACCAGTGCTTCATGCGGTCCCACATCTCCGCTCGCTTATTGGTGTACTTGTCCTTGTTCCCTTCATCGGGAGACTTGCCTGCTATCACCTCGATGATCTCGAAGCCCAGCTGGCGCAGCCTGTCCACTACACCTGATCCCACGCCTACGCCGTCCACAAAGACTGCATCAGGTTGGAACTCATTAATCTTGTCGGCTACCAGTGAGGCCAGTGCCATGGTGTCCAGCTCTCTGAACTTCAGCAGTGGCTCCAGCTTCCTACCGTGACGCATTGCTATCACTGATTGGTCGGCACCGAATCTTGCTACATCCACCCCCATTAGCTTGGGAGTACCTTGCGGCACATACGCTTCCTCTGCTACCGCATTTTCGACCAGCTCTGCAGATATGAACTGTGTGTCACCAGCTCTTGGGAACACTCCTCTGACGCGCACCCTGACAAAGTCTGAGTCCTCACCATAATCATCTACCCACTCTTGAATCTGATCCTTGTCGGTCATCTTCGCAGAGCGCGAGTCGATCTGCATGGTGTGCCAGCGGTGGCGCTGCCTGTTAAAGCATGAGTGGAACTTGCCAGTGTTTCGTGTGGGGTTCCCGAAGGCTGCCCACTTGGCGCCGTCTGTAGTCATCGCACCCTCACACACCTCCCAGATTACATCAGGGATTGCTGAGGCTTCGTCAAATACTATGAGTACATTCTCTTCATGCGTTCCTGCGAATGCTTCCGAGTTGTTCTCACTCCAAGGGATGGCGTGTGCTGACCATGTCTCTTCAGATCCTATCATTGAGAATCTTGTGGCAGTCCACTTGAACCACTCCCCATTGAGGGCTTTCTGGTTCCACTTTGACAGCTCACGCCAAGTCTTGGTGGCAAGCTGCTGCTGGGTGTTCGCTGTTACTACTATCTGCGGATTTGGTCGAGTCGCAATGAACCAGTGAATCAAGAAACTGGTCAGGGCGGTTTTCCCAATCCCGTGGCCACTAGCCACCGCGACTCGATCATTATCAACGATTGCCTCTAGGACATCCTGCTGCCATTGGTCTGGCGCGATCTGCAGAACATCCTTTACATACCCGGCGGGGTCGCTGAAATATTGTTTGGCAATGAAGTATCCATCGCCTTGTGCTGAAGCCTTCTGGGCAGCTATCTCACTCCTCATTAGCTCGAGTAATCTGCTCCGCTATAGAGAGTTTCACCTCACCCTTGATCTCAGTCTCCTGCTTGTCTCTCCATCCGTGGCGGTTCTTCATGTTCATGTACCACAGCGTGGAATTGAACTCACGATTGTCTACCTGTTCGCGTCCGTGACGCTCCCACCAAGCATGAGATAATCGCTTGCCTTTTTTTATGGCCTCGGAAAAACTTGGGTGAAAACGAGGAGATTCTTCGTTGCACCAGTCGTACAATGTATCATTGTCGATATCACAAGCAGCGTATACCTCAACCAGCGAAGCGCCTTCAGACATCAGCTCTACGACCGTGTCGTCCATCCACTCTCTGTACTTTGACGGTCTGCCTGCTGGCCTATTCCCCATCACTCTCTCCTGTGTCAGGTTCATTGGCTTGAGCCTACTGCTTAGGGAAGACATCTGGCGGTGCGCCTTATGCATTCCCTCCCTGCTCAATTCACTGTCACCTGTTCTACTTCAACAAAATCAAGCAAAGCAGCCGCTACCAATCTGGTCTCGATTGAAGTACTTGGGTTGTTTAGGAGATCTTCTGCCTCTAGCGCACACATTGCCCAGTGTTCTAGAGTTTCAGTGTCCGCATTGATCGCCGCCCTGACCAAGCACTCTGTGTACTCGTTATCCATAATAGATGCCCTGCTCTAGCCTGCTAGTCTATTCTGATGTGTTCAGGAGGCAGGGGCTTTGTTTCGGTACTACTTTGCAGTATACCAGCATGTATAGCGACAAAAAGGGGATTTGTCCAGACAAATGTAAAAATAATTCAGCCAGTCCAAGACTTTACTTCACTGGTAGAGATACCGTCCTCTGTCTTGGGGTTCATGCTTCTGGCCAGTGGGTGGTCTTATGCCCCGTACCGTCCGTCTTTCAGCATTCTGCTTCTCCAGATATTCTTGTAACAGTGGATCCAGTTATCAGGTCGATTGCTACCACTTCTGCTCCGTAGCACTCAACCTCACCCTGCAGGAGTGAGCCAGTCAGTGCAGCAAGATGCCCCTCTGTTGGTGACCGCAGTGTGATTCTTACT